CCTGTGGTTTAAGTTTTCGTTTGGGATCCTTCTTTGAGTGATGGATCCAATTGGGAACTCTCATTGTTCTGCTATCCTACTAAATCCTTTAACTTTTTCAAATCTTAGCATACTTTCAAACTTATCATGCATATCTGGTTTATGAGATATGACAAAAATATTAGTGTCCTTAATTACGTAACGAATAATCTTCAAGAACTCATCTGTTCCCATACCATCAAGTGAACTATCAAACACCTCATCCATTATAAGAAGATTGGTATTGACAGAGTTCTTCATTCGAGCAACCTCTCTCCATGTAAACAGGAGTGCTAGGTCAATTCTCATCTTCTCTCCTTCAGAAAAAGAAGCATAAGAAAAATCTTCATGGATTGGAGACTGTATAGTTTCATTGAACTCTTCATCAAGTGTGAAGTTGATGTAGAAGTCCATCTTTTGAAGATATCTATTGACTTGCTGATTTATCAGAGGTAGATACTTCTTAATGATTTTGGTCTTCACTCCACCGTCTCTAAGTAAACTATAAGCAAAATCATAATAACTTATAGTATCCTTCCGAGTGGATAATTCTTCGTATGTAGTTTTTAGTTTGTCCTTAAAATTAGTTAACTTCTCATGTTCAGTATTTCTATCTGCAAGTTGTTCGGTAAGTTTTTGAATTTCCGATTCAAGATCCCTGATCTGTCTTTGACATCCAGAAATGCTAGTATTGTTTTTAGAAATGCCATGTGTTAGTGAAGTAACCTCCTTTGATATGATAGTGAATTGATGCTCTCTCTCTTCTTCCTCTTTAATTGCCTGTTCTAGTTCTTTATAACCAGATTGCAACTCCTTTGCTTTATTTTGAGCATCGTCAATTTTATTTATTCTAAAGTCCTCCGCTATGTCCTGTTCACAAGTAGGGCAAACAGTATGTTCTGTGAAGAACTTATGCTCTTTGGTAATGTTAGATACCTTATTAGATATTTTTCCTTTAAGGTTTCCTAACTCACGTAACTTTTTTGTTGCACCTGTTAACATTTCCAGATCTTTAGTACGCATCTCAACATCCTCCACTAGTCCTTGTGTAAGATCAGATGTTTCCTGCATTTCACCTTCCAGTAAATTTATTTTACCTTCCTTCTCTTCTATTCTCCCCTTACCTTGCTCTTCCAATTCATTAATAAAGTTCTTTTGCATCTCCACTTTATCAGTTAAAGACTCTTTCTTTAATTGAAATGTTTTTATTTCTTCTCTAACCAATCTAATTTTATCTTTTATCAAACCATTCATTGAAGAGAAAATCTTAATATCCAAAAGATCCTCAATAACTTCTCTCCGATTTGATGCAGTCAATTGCATAAAGGGAACAAAAGCACTACTACCCAAAATAACAATCTGAGTGAATGACTTATAATTCATCTTAAGAACATTAAGTTCCAACCACTTCTGTTGATCATTTGCCGAGGCAGATTGGTCTAATAAATTACCATCTCTCCATATCTCAAATACATTTGGTTTAATACTCCTAGCAATTTTCCAACTAGTTGATCCTATAGAAAACTCTACCTCAACCACACAATCCTTTTCATTAACTGTATTAACTAACTGCCCTTTACTAATCTTACGGAATGGTTTATTAAACAAACTAAACGTAAGTGCATCTAGAATAGTACTCTTTCCAGCACCATTTGTTCCTACTATTAATGTAGTAGAGTTTTTAGCAAATCTAGATTCTCCATCAGTTTGAAAATTAATTTCAATGAATTGATTACCAGTAGATAAAAAATTCTTCCAACGAACCTTTTCAAATAATATCATGTCCTGAATTAGGCGGAATTACAATGTCATTTGGAGTAATAACTGCATAGTTATAATCATGCATCTGACAAGTCTTGATCATGACTTCATCTTCAACTTCAATAACATGCATCTCAGGACTCCCCTCATCTTCTAGCATCATAGCATATCGAAGA